CTATTTTTTGAACCCGATTGGCTGAGGAGATTTGCGTGCCTGCGGAACCTTCACGGAGAGTGCCGCAATTGCCTCGTAGATATTGTCGAGCTCCTTACGCATATCCTCCGATAGATCGCTGACCGCTTCGGCGTTGTCCTTGCCTGTCTGCTCCAACAACGCCAGCCGTGCCCGAATTTCGGCCAATTCTGCCGTTACTGTCGTCGTGGTCATGATGTAGTTGCGCATCGCTACGAAAGCCCGCATAATAGCCCTATTTACCCGTATGGCTGTCTCACTGCGCAACACGCTCGAAAGCATTGCAACCCCCATTTCCGTAAAGGCAAAGGGCGGATAGCGACGACCACCCCAATTTGAGGACGCATTTTGTGATGTTAGACTTGAGGTCGCAATTTGCGTCCTCAAAATTTCATATTCTTTTTCCGAGAGTACGAACATAAAATCATCGCCCTCGAAACGCTCAATATTGCGCCTTACGGCCTCTTTCAGCCGCTTTGTCTCCACTTGGTAGAGTTCCGCCAAATCGAAGTCCAGCATCACCCGCTGGCCCCGTATTTCGTATATCTTACTTTGGATGGGTTGCAGTTCCATGAGGTATTATTAAAATGCTATCGCAAGGGATAAGCCTGCCGGAGAGTCGAGACAAGCGTTATCATCCTTGATGAAAAATGGTTTTTACTTTTGTGATTGTATTTGCATTTTGTATACTATCTGGCATCTCTATTCCAATTAACTCATATAACTTTTTATATTGGGTGATTTTTGCGTTTGCATATTGGGTAAACGCCTGTTCCGTATATCCAACTTTGTATAGTCTATGAATATCCTCTGAAAAAGATTCAATTAAATATTTACTTATCATTTCTGGAGACTCGCCTTTCATCAGCATCGTAGAAACCACCCAATTTCGGCCTCGTTGCGGTTCTTTTACCACAGAAATGCAAATCTTCTTAATGTCATTTGTCATCCTCCATAATTTGAAGAATAATATAATTGACAAGATACCCACCGCCCATACAATTAGCATCATTACAAAAAAATCTTCCATATCTTATAGTTTTAAAGTTTAGATTAATAGCATTACATCGAATTGATCACCCCATCATCCACATCTATCACATTACTTTTTATGAACCCACCTGCCGATTTTTCCGTTCGAAGAATCGAATTCAAGATAGTTCATTCCGAATATGCGAGCATCTGTAGTGTAGTGGTAATTCTTTATATAATAATTCCCATCTATATTTTCATAGGTAAAGGTGAAATAGGCAACAATATGGAATGCGTCAACTCCATAGTCTTGCGGTCGCTCTTTTAAATAATTCCATTCTTGTAGTAGTGACAAAGATGGTAATCTGGTCTCTTCAGGTGTTTGACCACCATACCCTTTATTGTCTATGAATTCAAGAGAACATCTATTTCCCGATTCATTGATCTCGTATAACGATCTCCAAACTGGAAATCCGTAGGTTTTATCTTTTCCTACATATCGAAAAGGTTCATTATATGATTTCCCATTTTCATGATACGGAAAATACTCTTCGAAAGATTCGTTGGATATAGTGATGACAGTCTCCTTTTCGCAACTGATCCCAACGATCACCATCAAGAACGATAACAGATAAATCTTTTTCATATTATATAATACAATATATTGTTGTAATCATCCTATAAAATATTGCGCTTAATTACTCCCGTTACCCGCAATAACCGTCGGACATCTTCAAATGGGATTTCGAATTCAGGGTAGAAATATTCTCCCTCCATTGGGCCGTTCTCATGCTTCATGTGGTTGTCGCTCATGCAGCGGAATGCCTTTTTATCCTTGCTGTAATACAGCCGTTTGAGGAAACGGTTTTCTTCCGTCTCTATCACGTACACAGTTCCAGGTTCAATGAAATGTTCGTTATATTGGCGCAGTCCGATCACGCATCCGGCAGGATAGTTCGGAACCATGCTGTTGCCGTAGACACGCATCGCAAATTCGCTGTCTTTGAGCAGACCGCCTATTTCGATCACACCTACGGGTGCCGTCTGCGTCATCTCCATACCGTACTCGGTTCCTGCTGCAACCTCGGCGTCATAATACGGGATCACTCTGCCAGAGCCGATCGTGGTGCCATTGTCTGGTTCATGAGCAATCCCGTTTTTCAGCATTTCACCTTCGCCGGTGAGAAGCCATGTAATATCAAGATCGGGAAATTCAATAACAATTTTATTTATCGTGTCCGGTTGAAAGGATTTTCGCATTGCTCCGATATATCCCGAAGATAATCCGACTCGCTTGCAAAATTCTGATTGCGTAATCTTGCTCTTTTTTAGATAATGTATAATTCGCTCTTTTACAGTATACTTCTTGGGTTCTTTCATCTTTTTAGGTAGATTTGTTATTTTTTATTTGGATAATAAATAACAATGTTATATATTTGCATTGTCAAGTTCATAGAGCGGTAACCGTTTCGATAACCGAACGAACAATATTAGATGCAAATATAATGAAGAATCAAGAGATTACAAACAAACTGACCAAAAAGAAGATCCGATTCATCGATGTTGCGCCAGCGATAAAGAAGGAGATCGCCGCAGAGCTGGGGTGTACGGTTGACACTGTAAATAACGCATTGAATCTCACATACCCTACCTATGGCGAACAGCCGGATCGCATCCGCCGAATGGCTCGTGAACGCGGGGGATTCGAGAACACCAAAATCAGGTGGGTGCGTGAATAAAAATTGGTCTTATGGAAATCTTCGCTCTTAGAATATTGATGTGTTCAGCGTGTTTGCTATCGGTGTGTTTTGCGGTATTTGCAATCTTCGTTATGTATTATTTGATCCGCTCATTCCCGATGTTTTTGAATAATGATTATAAAGACCCATATATCCAATACCTTGAACTAAAATATCGGATAAAATTCATTGATACAAACGATCCTGAGAATAACAGCAGATGACAGGAGAAATTTAGAGAGGGCGGAAATTGCCCGCCATATCACGGTCAGAAGCTATCGGTATACCGTTCGAACCGAAGTTCTTACAGTTGCGCGAATGCGTATTCTGACGCGAATTTGAATCTTTGTCATAATGCAAAATTTTGTGAATGATGAACATCCGAGATATACAGAATGCGCTGATCGAATCGGCCGATCTCGTGGCTTTGGCCGTGTGCCGTCGTAATGCTCCGAAGTCGGACATGATGACACGTCGGAAATTGTACGAGAGCTATCCCAACGACTGGCTCGACTATCATATCAAGCGGAAGAATATCCAGGGAATAAAGGCCGGAGCGGCTAAAAACTCTGCGATACTGTTCAGCCGGCTCGAAGTCGAAGCACTCCTGAAAGCCGAGAAGATCGACGGGGCAGGATTGAAATGAGAGCGTCCGAAGCCGGAGGTGTTCATGATTGGTGTTTTTGAGAGAAGGGTGTTTTGCGGCTTCGGGGCTTAGCAAAGGTTTGCGCGCCTTTAATGTGCTGTATCTTTTCATATTTATTATTGTATTCCTCGCTGTCCTCCGTGAGGCTCGCAGCAGGACGACGGCCGGGAAAGACCGGCAAATGGTGTAGTGGCGGAATGGTAGACGCACACAAAAAGATGGGCTGATAGTGGTCGGGCAACGCAAGTTGCGGAGGACGCTCCTCGGAAAGCAGTCGTGCAGGTTCGAATCCTGCCTACACCACAACGATAGCCACCCGCAGAGGTGAGGGGTTTGGTGCTCTGGCAAAATCACCCCAGCCCGCAAGGGCAGAAAGAGTATCGGGTAGGCCGATAATACCCAAATCGGCGGGTCGTGGGCAAGACTCGAAGAGACAGCCCCGCGACGGCGAATAGCCGAAGCGCAACAAACCGGCATAGGCTCCGAAGCTGCGACGACACGAGCGGCAAGGACCACCGGGACAAATGAATCCAGTGCGCCGTGGTGTAGGGGAAACACATCACCCTTTGGAGGTGAAATCGCAGGTTCGAATCCTGCCGGCGCGACAAAATAAAAAAACAAATGAAAAAAGATGAACTTCTCACGGTTTTCGGTACGCACGATATCCGTACCTTACCGGAATGTATCATGAGCCTGCTATTCGGGGATCAGGAAGTCCGCGACGACGTATTTCGCGAACTTATCCGCTGCCATGCAGGCGATCTTTCCTACGATTGGTTTCAAGAGGTCTACGAAGAAGAGTTATCCGAGCGGCGGAAGAAGGGTCAAGATTTCACACCTCGGGAGGTCTCTATGCTTGAAACGCAACTTACCGGTGCGCGCGAAGGTGTTATCCACGAACCTACTGCGGGGACAGGAGGGCTCATTATTCAGTATTGGTGGGAGCTGGCATCGAAGCAATTGCCTTGGCGTTTCAAACCGCACACCTGTATATTCACATGCTGGGAACTCTCAGATAGATCGATTCCAATTCTACTGTTGAATATGGCTATTCGCGGTATGATGGGAGAAGTGTTCCATGGGGATGTTCTCGAAAATGTGGCCAAAGCCCGTTATGTGCTTCTTAACGAACAGAATGATGGGCTGGCATTTTCGGATATCGTTCGTGACGATCGAGTATTGAGTTATACGCATGCTAATCACGTGCATAAGCCAATGCAGCACGACTTATTCGATTAAAAAGGAGGATTTATGAAATTCGATGTCATAGCACAAGAGTGGTTCCACTCCAAGGTAGGACTTGTGAAGGATAGTACCCTGTCTGCTTATTATCAACAACTTCGCAGCCATATTCTGCCTTACTGGAAAGACATGGATGTGGAGTCATTCAAAAAGAATGATGCGCAGCTATTCATCGGCCAAAAGTTTCAAGAAGGCTTGTCGATGAAAACGGTGAAGGATTTAGAGATTACATTAAAACAGATTTTGCTATATGCCGTAGATGAACACGACATGAATGTTCCCACTGCTTTTAAGTTGAAATATCCTACGGCAAATCTGGTTTCCAAGAAAGAGGAGCTTCAGATTTATAGCCTCGACGAACAGAGGCGGATTGTACAATATTTCAGAGAGCATCCTTCTTATCGCACACTGGGAGTAGTTATTGTAATATGCACGGGACTTCGCATCGGCGAGATTTGCGGTCTGAGGTGGTCAGATATATCGTTAGAGAGCAATATGCTGCAAGTCAACCGTACTGTTGAACGGATTGTCGATTATTCAACTGGCAAAACCAAGGTTGTCATCCAGTCCCCGAAGACGATCAACAGCCAACGTTCCGTACCTTTTCCGAGTTGGCTTGCAGATATCCTGATCTCCTTTGCTGCGCCTTGTCGTTCGGACTATTACGTGATTTCCGGTTCGGATAAACTCATCGAACCGCGTACTTATCGCAGCTATTATCGGAATTTATTACTCAATAAGATAGGTTTATCGCGGTGTATCAAATTTCACGGATTGCGACACACGTACGCTTCGACACTGATTACCAACGGGGCCGATGTGAAAACGGTAAGTACAATGTTGGGTCACAGCACAGTCTCGACGACATTGGATATTTATACGCACTCGACATTGGAGTCTCGTCGAAAGTGTGCAGAAACGATCCTAATGAAATAATGCCGAGAGATGTCACCGCAAGTATCGAGACAATTATCAGCAACCATAAGTAAGTATTATTCCAGATGGCTTAATGCTTGCCGGCGCAAATCGGCATTTATTGGGATGGATTCCTATGCGGAAGATTTCCTGCATGATGCGTTGTTGTTGTTTCTCCGAAAGCCGGAGAAGCATATTCAATCAGTATTATCTGACGAATCCCGTGGTGATAATCATCTATACAATCTCATTTTGTCGATGATAGACCATAAAACAACTGATAGTGTCCGAGCCAGACGGTCGTTGTTCAACATTGATGACCAATATAAAGATCTTCCGCTATCCGGAGATGATCAGATAAGATGGGCAGAGCTGTCCGAAGAGGATTATGCTCGATTTCGTGAGGTATCATGCAATTTAAGAAGCGACGATTTTCTCATACCTCTTCCTAACGGGATGTATGTTCGTCCAACCCAAGGATGGGTCAGCGGGTGGGTACATAGCTATTCGATAAAAAATAGAAGATACACGTATTGGCTGTACAGCGCCTTCGTGGGATCGCGTAGCAAGGGAGAGCACCCACGAAGATTGAAAACATCGTCGTCACGTCACGAGGCATATATGGCGTTGATGGAATACAACAAGCTATGATTTTTTTTGCAAATTCAAAATGAATCGCTATATTTGCAATGCGAACCAGCCGTGAGTGCACGGCTACAAAGTAAATATTAGTAAGTTGCTCAAAGGAATTTGGGCGTAGTCTCGTAGCACTTCTACTTCGTGTAGTCGTGGCTGGTTCGCAAAACAAGAGGCTACGCCCTCTTTTTATGCCCATATATTAATTAAACTTTTGACCTACAATGCGAACCAGCGTCAAAAGCGGCATAAGCGTACAAGGTACGCTTCCCGCGCCGTACAAGTATTTGACCAAAAAAGAACTGGTCGAGTTATTCACCCAACATCTGACAGAGCCTCTCACGCCGCGCGAGTTCACGCGGTGCGCGATTGCTGTTGTCTCCCGTTGGTGCGACAACGTTATTACCGGAGGTTTTGCCTCGGTGCATAGCGTTAAGGATCAGTTGTCATCACTGGAAAAACTTTACAAAAACCGATAGTCATGGATTCATTCGAATTGAAGCCCGCGCCTCTCTGGAAGAGAGTAGCCGGTTATTTCTGGTGCATGTGGTATAAACGAGTCCATACTCAGCGTCGCAAACGCGATCTGTTCATCTATCGAGAGCGCAAACGTCTCTCCGAACCGCATATGTTATGGCCGAGCTTGTGATCCTTGTTCTTTTCTCGTGTGCGATCCTGGCCGCCTACGGGTTTGCGGCCGCGCACCGTGATAGCTTCGATAAACTCTTCGACAAACTATTCAATGAGCACTAAGATGAACCAGACCTATCCAATCCCGCTATCGAAGACCGATATATACGACATCTATCCTTCGAAATTGGGGCGGTCGCACGATTATACGACATCGATAACCCTTACAGTTGCAAGATCTATCTTCAATGATCTGCGCGAGCAGGTCGGTCAGACAAGCAGGGGCGACTACGACGGCGAGAGAGTCGAGACCGATTTCGACCTCTATCATGTGGAAGCAGTTCGCCACTACGAGGTGTGTAAAGATGTCGATGGATCCGGCGCTCCTCTGCTGGACATCCGCCGAGACGATATAGAAATCGTAAACGTGATGGATTTCGACTACGGAGATATGTCGTTTCCGGCGATTGTCGACAAACTCAACTACTACGGAAAACATAACAATCTATAAAATGAAAACGAGAATCGAAATCTACGAGATCGCCCGCCCTGCGAACATTGTAGCATCGGGTTGTTGGAGCCGCAAGTTGCGGATGCAGGAGATACGCAAAGAGATCGCGTACATGATGTGCCATCTCGATGCGAAGAAGTTCACGCATAGAATAGTAGAGGATAAATAGGCTATGGAAACACGAACTATCACCCCCGAACAGAAGGCGGCATTGGATCGACGTCTTCCCGATGAAGCCGTCTCGCAGCATCCGACGAAGAAGTTCCTGTCGTCTATCAAGTCGATTTATGTAACGGAACGGCTCAACGAGGTTTTCGGCGTAGGCTCATGGCGTGTGGAGACGGAGATCGTCGAACGTTCCGAGCGCATGGTCGTCGTCAAGCTACGTTTTTCGATCCCTGAATACGGCATCTATTACGAGTGTTTTGGCGGCAACGATAACGCCGATCTGGGCGACGCCTGCAAGGGAGCGACCACGGATGCGCTGACGAAGGTTTGTTCCTGGTTGGGTATCGGAGCCGAGGTATTCAAGGGCAGACAGACCGGCGCGGGGGCGCCACCTCAGAGCTCCGTGCAACGCCTGCCGGCTGCTCCCGACCCGATACCGGCTGCCGCAGCCGTGCAGGCAGCTCCGAAGAAACGGATCACGGCCGATATGCTGAACGATCCGGTCTTGCGCGATCAGTTCATGCGCTGGGCGTACAAGGGCAGTACGACGGTCAAAGACCCGACGAAATTCGATGTCATCGCCTTCCTTCGTCGCACTTACGATGCGGACGATACGACGGCGGTAGTCTTCGCCAAATTTTACGACGAATATCTAAACAGTAAACAGCAGAAAATATGAACACACAACCTGTATTGATACGCGAGACGAGCAGCCCCACGGAGCTGGCGAAGCTCGCCGTCGACGCCGTTACCCGCGGAGACGTCGATCCGCTCGTCGCTTACGAGAATATATCCCGCATGGAGAAGGCGATCGAGCTGTTCAAGAAGTCCGAAGAGGTGCGCGACATTACGTTGCGCGAACTGGCTAAATACGGACACGGGAAAACATCCTCGGACTGTACGATCGAAGAGGTGGAGGCCGGCGTCAAGTACGACTACTCGGGCTGTAATTGCCAGGCTTTGGACGACCTGTACAAAATGCGTGATGCGGTCATGGCCGACATCAAGGAGAAGGAGAAGATATTGCGGGCGTTGCCGGCCTCCGGCCTGACGGATCCCGCCACGGGCGAAATTTTCTATCCTCCTGCGCGAAGCAGCAAGACGACACTTAAAGTAACCTTCAAAAAACGGTAGCAATGGCAGATTTAATCAATGTATCGCTCTGCGTGAGCGATATTCCCAGAGACAAAATTTTCGTCGCCGAAAACGGCAAGAAGTACATTTCGATATGCGTTTCGGAGCTTCGCCAGCCGGATCAGTACGAGAATACGCACTGCGTATTCATCCGTCAGAGCAAAGAGGAACGCGAACGAAAAGACGCGCGCACGTATGTCGGCCGAGGCAAGTCAGTTATCTTCCGTCCTGCGGAACCTACGCCGGATCAAGTCTCCGATTTGCCCGTAGCGGATAATACGGATGATCTTCCCTTCTGACGATGGATATGCGGATTACCGATGCGGAGGCGCGGGAAGCGCTCCGCATCCTCCGCGTCCTGTCCCGCATCCGCGGGCATACGTTGCTGACTGCAAAGGAATTGGATGCGTTACGCCGCGGAAGGTTGTTATTGAAGAAAATAAACAAACGTCATGACAAGGATCGAACAGATACGCAGGGAGGCGCGAGACATCCAGAATCTTCTTGAATGTACGACTTTTTCCGACATCGATTCGATGGTGGGGCGGCTGGATCAACTGGGTGTATATTATGCTCGCAGCGGGGCGTTGCTGAGCGAGGTGGTCGGAATGCGCGATGCAGCTGTGGCCAAGCTGTTTCACGACGAGAAAGAGACTATTCTCAGCCTTTCCCCGTCGCTTGCGAACAAACTGATCGGCAGTGCGTCTTCCGAGCTGAATGCCCTTGAAAAGTGGCTGGATCGGATCAATGCGGCGTGCAAGCACCAATGCGACAACCTTCGCACGATGATAAGTTTCGAGAAAGAGAGGATGCGATTATGAGCTATATAGACCTGATACGCAAATTTTGGCAATTGGATGCAACGTGGCAATTTGGCTGCTGTGAATCGAGGCTTTACTTCTACCTTGTAGAACAAGCGAATCGGTTAGGCTGGCCGAATAGCTTCACGCATTCCGACAGAAGGCTGTCCGAGAATGTAGGGGCGTCACGCAATGCAATTTCGAGAGCAAAAAACCGATTGGAGCAAGCGGGTCTGTTACATATCATAACGGGAGGACGCGGGAAGGGGAACCGCACAGCTTTTTCATTCGTTGAAGAACCGAATCCCGAATCAGGCATCGTTTCAAATGGTTCAATTGGCTTAAATATGAGCCAAAACATGAGCCAAAACATGAGCCAAAAACGGAGCCAAAAACGAAGCCAAAACGAAGGCGATACTTCTTGTATAGAAGATAGACTAGACAAGAATAATATTACCCCCTATAATCCCCCTAATGGGGAGACAGTCGTACTACTGCCCTTCTCGGAGAAGGCAGAGGTAACTGACTCCTCCAACACCCTCCCCCAGTTCCGCGGCACCCCCTCCCGCGAGTTCTTGGAGTTTCAACAATGGATTTCGGAAAATGCACCGCGAGTCGCGAAAATGAAAGAGCCTTTTTCCGAGGCGCAATTCTCGGCTTTAAAAGAGGCTTATGCTCTTGACTTCATCCGCGACCTATTGCGCGCGATGCATAACTACGAACCCTTGCTGAAACGCAATCGTTCTGCCTATCTGACATTTCTGAATTGGGCGCGTCGGCGTAATGAAACGTCGTTGCCCCGTTCGAACACTCGGCATCCGGCTACGACCTACCATGCAAAACCGACTCAACATTATGATGAATTCTGAATATGTCTTACGAAGAAATACTCAAACAACTACAAACTGAGGGTAATCCGGTTCCATGCGCACGCTTCCGGTTTCGGATACCCAATGCGCGGACGGAATTGAAAAACGCGCTGGTTACTGTGCTGTCGGCAATGGGAGAACGATTGGTATGGCTTCCCGAATACGACAAGGTTGCAGCGTGGTTGTCGGATAACAACGGTAAGGGACTTTTGCTGTTCGGTAATTGCGGACGCGGAAAATCCCTGATAACCCGCTACGCCATTCCCATGCTGTTGCGCAAGTTCGCTAATCGAATCGTTACGGTCGTGGACTGCGGAGCGCAGGACGTATGTATCGACGAGGTATTAAAACGCAAGTTCATCGCATTGGACGATATAGGTGTAGAGGTGGATCGCGTCGAATTCGGTACACGCCGGAATGTGGTAGTCGAGATCGTGAACAAGGTGCAGGATAACCCCGATCGGATGGTTATAGCTTCCTCAAATCTGTCGGGTGAAGGCATCAAGGAACGCTATGGTGACCGGATATATGACCGTATTAAATACCTGTGCTATCGTGTTGCGTTCAATGGAAACAGTCTGCGCAAATGAGGCACGTTGAATCTCGTTTACAACAGTCGTTCGTCCGCTGGTTCCGGATGCAATATCCGTCCTATGCACTATGTCTGACGAGTGTCCCGAACGGCGGACTCCGGAGTAAGACCGAAGCCGCAATCATGAAGGCCGAAGGCATGACGGCCGGTGCTGCGGATTTGCTTCTGCTCGTGCCGAGGGGCAAATACGGATCGCTCGGCTTGGAGTTCAAGACACAGGGAAAGGGCAGTCGTCAGAGTGCCGTACAGAGAAGATGGCAGGAATCCTTTGAGGCTGCGGGGAACAAGTATGTTGTAGTTCGCACGCTCGAAGATGCTATTGCTGTTGCAACTCGATACATGAATCCGGATAAACAAATTTACCACAATGGAATCAACGAAACAGATTAAAATCGAAATCCGCAACCGTTGGACGGGTTCGGTCGTATTTGAATACACGAAAGAGGGAAACACAATCACCGAAACGGTTTTGGACGCTATTAGGCGCGGTGCCAACCTGCGCGGTGCTGACCTGTGCGGTGCCGACCTGCGCGGCTCCAACCTGCGCTGTGCCAACCTGTGCGATGCCGACCTGTGCGATGCCAACCTGTGCGGTGCCAACCTGTGCGATGCCGACCTGTGCGATGCCAACCTGTGCGGTGCCTACCTGCGCGGTGCCAACCTGCGCGGTGCCAACCTGTGCGATGCCGACCTGCGCGGTGCCAACCTGTACGGCGCCGACCTGCGCGGTGCCGACCTGCGCGGTGCCAACCTGTGCGATGCCGACCTGCGCGGTGCCAACCTGTACGGCGCCGACCTGCGCGGTGCCAACCTGCGCGATGCCAAAGGATGTTATCTATCATGCCCGACCGAGGGTAGTTTCATCGGTTGGAAAAAAGCCTCTGGGCATATCGTAAAATTACGAATTCCGGAAGATGCACGGCGCAGTTCGGCAACGGGACACAAATGCCGTTGCGATAAAGCATACGTCATGGAGATTCAGAACATGGACGGCACCAAGGCAACTGAGGATACCGTTCGTTCCGACCATGACAAAAACTTCGTCTACACCGTCGGTGCCACAGTCGAAGTTCCGGATTTCGATGATAACAGGTGGAACGAATGCGCACCGGGTATTCATTTCTTCATCGATCGCAGGGAAGCGGTGGAGTACTGATGACGCACGGTTCTCTATTCAGCGGCATCGGCGGCTTCGACCTGGCGGCCGCGTGGGCCGGCTGGACGAACGTCTTCAACTGCGAGATCGACCCGTTCTGCCGGCGCGTATTGAAGTATCATTTTCCCGAATCGGAACAATATGAAGACATACGAACAACAGACTTTACCGTTTGGCGCGACTGCATCGACGTGCTCACCGGCGGTTTCCCGTGCCAGCCGTTCAGCCTCGCGGGCAAACGCAAGGGTACGGCCGACGACCGCTACCTCTGGCCCGCAATGCTCGGAGTTGTTCGGACTGTTCGACCGCGCTGGGTCGTGGGCGAGAACGTTCTCGGAATCGTTAATTGGTCGCAGGGAATGGTTTTCGAGCAGGTGTGCGCTGATTTGGAGGCGGCAGGATACGAGGTGCAAGCGTACCTTATACCAGCTGCGGGCGTCGGTGCTCCCCATCTGCGATACAGAACATGGTTTGTTGCCCACCGTGGTGAAGCAAGGGCTGAAAGTTCATGGCAAGAGCGGTTCGGAGCCATTGCCGCCGGCTCTACTGCCGACACCGGTCGCGTCGGATTGCGGGAGCGGGCGTGTGAACAGGAGCTTGTCGAAGGGTGCATCCGAGCGGCCGACGCTCGCGCTTGCAACGCGGATGGGGCTGTTGTCAACGCCGACGGTCAACGATGCTATAAATTCCAGTCTTCCACCCAGTCAAGCCAAGCGGAAGAGCGGAGTCGTCCACGACGTCATGATTTCGCATCCGTCCCGAACTGGGAAGGGTTCCCGACTGAGTCCCCGATATGTGGCCCAGATGATGGGCTTTCCGCCGGACTGGACGGAATTACCTTTCCGGCATGGTGCCGCGAGTCGATCAAAGCCTACGGCAACGCCATAGTCCCGCAGGTGGCGCTGCGGATATTCGAAACGATAAATGAATACGAACTATGTTGAAATCAGGAATTGGCTCTCATCAAAGTGCGCGATCACTCAAAACCGAATGGTTGACACCTCCCGACATTATCGATGCTCTCGGATCATTTGATTTGGATCCTTGTGCTCCAGTAGTCCGTCCTTGGCCGACAGCAAAACATCACTACACCATTGTTGACGATGGATTGCACAAGGAATGGAAAGGACGAGTTTGGTGCAATCCTCCATATGACGAAGCTGCCAAATGGCTTGCGAGGATGGCTCAACATGGAAATGGGATAGCATTGATATTCGCACGAACTGAAACTAAAACATTCTTTTCGCAAGTGTGGAACAAGGCCGATGCGGTTTTGTTCATTGAAGGTCGCTTATACTTCTATCACGTGACCGGTGAACGCGCGGCACACAATTCCGGGGCTCCGTCAGTATTGGTTGCCTACGGGCGGGAGAATATACGACTCTTGAGAGAATCGAAGATAAAGGGAAAATTCATAAAATTATCATGCGAATAGGCCTCGTAGATGTCGACGGGCATCATTTTCCGAATCTCGCGTTGATGAAGTTGTCGGCGTGGCATAAGTCGCAGGGCGATAGGGTGGAGTTCGCCGACCCGATGTTCGGGCATTACGATCGGGTATACATGTCGAAGGTCTTCACCTTCACGCCCGACTGTCCGGATTATTACCCTTGCGAGGTCGTACGTGCCGGCACAGGCTATAAAGACTACACGACGACGCTGCCCGACGAGATCGAACATTGCTGTCCGGATTATTCGCTGTACGGAGTGGACGAAGCCTATGGCTTTCTGACGCGGGGATGCGTGAACCGCTGCCCGTGGTGCATCGTTCCGCATAAGGAGGGCTCGATCCGTCCGGCATCGCCGCTTCGTGAATTCATCGGCGACAAACGGCGCGCCGTGCTGCTCGACAACAATGTGCTGGCGTCGGACTTCGGGTTGGAACAGATCGAGGAGATCGTCCGTATGGGTATCTCCGTAGATTTCAATCAAGGTCTGGATGCACGTCAGGCTTGCGACGACGCCTTCATCCTCGACTTGTTGTCCCGCGTGAAATGGATGAATCAGATACGATTCGCCTGTGACCGGATGTCACAGATGGAACCGGTAGCCAAGTGTGTGAAAGAATTGGGACGTCGAGGTGTTAAGCCTTATCGGATTTTTGTCTACTGCCTGATTCAAGATGTCGATGACGCATTGGAGCGAATCAATGCTTTGCGCAAATTGGGAGTACTCCCGTTCGCCCAGCCATACAGGGATTTCGATAATAACGTCGAGCCGACAAATGAGCAGAAACGGTTGGCCCGCTGGTGCAATCATCGGGCGATTTTCAAGAGTGTGGAATTCAAAAACTATAAAGGATGAAAAAGATTATGTTCAACGACCGCTACGGCTTGACGCAGGCGGTCATCGAGGGTCGAAAGACCATGGCGAGGCGGCTGGTTCCGTGGGCCCTTACAGGGCAATGGATGGAGTTTGTTTTTGATGCTCCGAGCGTGGGCGGCGTATATGTCCATGAAAGCGAAAAAGAATTTTACGAGAGGGAAGCACCCCGCTACAAGGTCGGCGAGGTCGTGGCCGTGGCGCAGAGCTACAAGAGTTGCGGCAATTACCACGTTCCAAAGGAACATGCAGGATGGGGCAATAAGCTATTTGTAAACCCTGCACTGATGCCGTACCGAATCCGCATCACCGGAATCAAGTGCGAGCGGTTGCAGGATATTTCGGACGCGGAGTGCATGAAAGAGGGAGTAGTAGGCGGGATAATTGGGTATTATGTTCCAGGCATAAA